CCTACCGATTAAGAAAACAAATAAAAGCAAACAATAGAATTAATTGACCAAAAACTCTACCAAGAATAGTAATAATATTCTAAGAACCTAGTAGTATCAATATATTTTCTTTATAAACGCTTTATTTTTTTATAAATTGACAAAATTTTTTATATTTATAGGGGGAAACTGGCTATGCACGTATTCTGTTACCCTTTCAGATTTTTCCGTCAAAATTTTTTCTGTAGGCAGACTACCTAGAATTATCTAAGTAGAGAATATTAGACATTACTTAGGTAATCCTAATGTAATCTTAGTGTAATCCTAGTGTAAGGGAAGTTATTCTTTCTCCTATACTAGGCTTTAATAAGTTGAGCTTATAAAACCATCATCGGATACATTAGAATTTCTTATCTGTTGAGGAGTCATACCCATAGCAGATTGAGATATGGTGTTATTTAGTAAAGAACCCCAGTTATCTAGGTGAACAGCTAGGAGTTCATCTTTGCGTTTAGATATGTTTAGGTCTTCAGTCTGAGCCATATAGTCAATCCAGTAGGCAACTGCCCCTGCGAGGGAGTCAACGAGGTCATCGTGTACTAGAGAACCTTTATTTCTAGATAATCTAGATATTTGGTAGATAAGTTGAAGTTTTAATCTACGTTCAGGAGTTTCGTTAGGGTTAGATTTGAAGTCATTTTCTACAACTTTGCGATCAATAATAAGTTTATGAGAGTTCATAACAGGTTCTAAGGTATCAATAATTCTCATTTCTTTAGTCTTTGTATTTCGCACGTCTTGAAGTTCGCAAGGGTGGTAAGTCATAAGAAAAGGTTTAAGAAGTTGAGAGAACATACCGCCACCAAAGTTCTGTTCTACCAATATGGTGTTAATTTTATTATCTCTAGCAGTTCTAGCAATGCGTTCTAGTACTCTATCGGAGTAGCCACCTGACAAACCAAAGCACTCTGTGACGAATAAGTTACCATTTAGCATCTTTACGCAGGATATAGCAGTTTGGTCTTTACCAGTACCAGAGGGATCAACAAACATTACGCTACCTGTGTATTCAATGTAGTCTCCAAACTCTTGTGCAGGTCTATGAAACCTGTCTCCATTAAACCCAACGCAATGTAAATCAGTAATTACATACTCAGGAGAGTTAGACCAAATAACTTTTTCAGGTGCGTATTCTTTATTAATGGAAATAATTACTAGGTCGTTAATTTTTAGAGGGTATCTATCTTGATCTGAGAGTGTTGTATCGAGCATGAACTGTAAATTGAACCCAGAACGTCCATAAGACGCTTCACGTTCCATCAAATCCTGTGCAGAGAATCTTACAGGGTCAACAGGATCTTTTGGCTCTACAGAGCCTTCTAGAAGGTTTTTAGCAAGACGTGGAGCAAGACGATCTCCATAGTTATTTTTATGATTTGGGTAACGTGCAGTCCATATTCGTGTTTCATATCCACGTTCTTCTAGTGTTAGGTACAAACTGTTCTCTACTTGCGGTGTACCTAAGAAAGTAATCCGACCATTAGGCTTAAGAATCGCTTCAAATTCTTTTACAGCTTCAGATAGTTTGTCTCTCATGGGCTGAGTAAAGGAATTATTAGGTACTTCACAGTCATCTGCTATAACTTCATCAGCACGACTCCCTGCTAGTTGCGATAGCACACCCTTAGAGGAGCAGGAAGGGGCATGATCAGCACTAGCAGGTCTTACATCAAAACTTACCTTACTGTTTCTCTGGTCATCTCTGGGGATTAGTGGAGCAAGTATTGGCATCTCGTTTATAAGACGCATAGTAAAGGTCGTAAAGTTATCAGCCCTATCTTTACTGGCAGATACCACAAGAAATTTTAATTGTGGGTCTATCCTTAGTCTCCAAACAACGTAAGTAGAAGTAATCCAACTCTTACCTACCCCACGAAACCCCTGTATGATCTTTCTTCTAGCTCCATGTTGTAGATATTCTGCTATATCTAGCTGAACAGGAGTAGGATCTGGTAGGTTTAGATGTCTCCAAGTAACAATTAAGAAATATCTAAAGTCTTGTAGTTTTTCTGGTAAGGGTTGCAATTATTAATCTGTAAGAGGAATAGTTTCTAGGTCTGGTAAGTTGTTCATTAGCTCTGTCATAGGGTTATTTTCTACAGGAATACACTCAATACCGTTATCTTTTAGAAATTGTCTAGCTACGTTTAAATCCCCTGCCTTTGCTTCGCCACTTCTTACTTTATCTAATAGGTCTTTTGCTAATTCAAGATGCAAACTTTTTAATATTTTTAAGTTTTTATCCATGAGACTTACGTTTTAAATTAATATAATCACTTTTTAGGTCTATTGCCAAATAAAACATACTTAAGTTTACCTATAAAACCTAATTTCTTTTGTTTTTTGTAGTGCTGTAACCTTTGTTCAAGTCTCCAAAGTTCACTTTCTGTATCAGAAATCCGAATTAAAGCTGCGACAAGTAACATATCTTGTAGTCTTATTTGTTTTACAAGATCACAACAATAATCTTTGATTACAGAATCAGGTAATTCTTTTACCTCTCTGCATTTTATTTCTATTTCAAGCTCTATTTCAGGAGGAGGATTACCAATAAGAACATCAAAAAATTCTTTATGGTTCATTAGTTCATTTTAGGAAAGAGTTGTTGCTCCAACATATCAACAGCTTTGTCGTCTAAGGTATTGGAGGTCTGCTTACAGATTGATCGGAGCAAGTCTATTACTAACCTTTTACAAGCAGTTGTAGTAAGAAACCTTAGTAAAATTGGTTTTAAAATTTTTAACATTGGGTTTATGTCTGTACTTTTACCTTATCGCTTATTGCCAATCTTGGCTTCTTTCTTTATATTTATAGTATCTCACTAGGATTATGGCAGAACAACCAAAAGAAAATAAAAAAAGTGTTTGGTTTAAATTACAAGAAGCTGTGCCTTGTAGAGAGGAACAGTTTGAGTTTGTATCACTAGGGGTCAGACTTATTTTACTTTTTTGGGCAACAGCGATGTTGTCATTATCGTATTTAGATCTGTCAAAATTAGGAATACCACAGCAGAAGATAGACCCAACTTTTATTGCTTCAGTTTTTGTAGGTCTTGCAAGTAGTTTTGGAGCATCTATTACACAAAAAGGCAAAGAGAATGGTGGTAAAAATGGTAAGACTGTAAAGGCTGAGTTGCAAGAAGTGTTAGGTAGTACTCAACTTGTACGAATTGATACTCCTATAAGATTAATAGTAGATCCTAAACAGGAGAAAAAATGAAGAAACTGTTATTGCTATCTTTGTTTGTATTTAGCCCTGTATATGCCAATGGAGTTCCTTCTTGGACTACTGGTTCAAGTAACAGAACAGAGAATACTACTCAAACAATAACAAGATCTGTAGTTACAGAGAAATACGGAGCAGCGTTAAACACTTGGGAAGCTTCAAACATAGAAGTTACAAGTGCTTCTAGTGGTGGGATAGCACATTCAGATGCAATCTTTACACCAAAGACTGTAACTTCTGATTGGTCTTTGTCTGTTACTACCAGAGCAGCAAACCAAATGACTGAAAAGATTACACAGAATGATGCG